ACCGGTGCGCAATTCTATTTATATAAAAATTCTACAAATTTACAGACTTTAGGCGCATCTACTACTTACGGATTACCAGACGGCCACGTGGGTACTGGAATTAGTGCTAACTATGTAGAGACTTCTGGCTCTACAACAGCAAGAACCTACGCCGTATATTTCAACCAGCAATATACCGCTGGAACTGTAAACGTCCAGCGCGACGGTGCTGGGTCGTCTATGACTATTATCGAGGTGTCTCAGTAATGAACTTACAAGAACTAACAGACGGCCTAACCGCTCTAGGCTTCACTACCGGCTACGCTGCGAAAGACGGCGACCCAGCCGAAATTATCCTATGGGAAAACGAAGCTAAACAGCCTACTACCGCAGCTATCCTAAAGGCAGCTCCACAGGGAGCTTACCTACGCGCCCAGGCAATAGTCGCAGAGCAACGACGCCAGGCGTACGTCTTAGAAAGCGACCCATTAGCGTTTAAGTACCAGGAAACCGAACTTCCAGAAGATAAAGCTGCCTGGTTAGCTAAAAAGGAAGAAATTAAAGCACGTTATCCAGAGCCAGAAGCGCCGGTAAAATAATGTCACAATGGCAAAACTGGCTTAACAGCGTAGACGGAGTAGCTATCGACGTAGACGGCAACTGGGGCCCGCAATGCTGGGACCTATGGTCGCACTACGCTATGAATAACTTCGGCTGTTCAATGTGGGCAACCAGCACTAACGCCGGTGGCACTTACCACCACCCAGGCTATACCTGCGAAATCTGGCATAACTTCAGCACCGGACCGCTAGGACAATGGTTTACACCACACAATGGCACTCCACAGCGTGGAGACGTAGCCCTGTGGGAGTGGGGAAGCGCTGTCGGACCACAGTCACACGTCGCTATTGTCGTAGAAGACCGCGGCGGCTCTATCCTCTGTATGACTCAGAACCCTGGCCCTTCTCACTATGGAAACCTGTCTAAGGCTGGAATTTTAGGCTACCTACGTCCAGATAACCAGAGTATTTTCGACGGAGACCCAGCACCCGCACCGGCTCCAGCACCTACGCCAGGCGGACAGGTATACGTTATCCAGCCTGGAGACACTCTCTGGGGAGTCTCAGAACGCTTCTACGGTACTGGCACCCGTTATATGGAAATCTTTAACGCTTCCAGCTTCCGCAGCGGAAACCCTTCCCTAATCTTCCCTGGCGAAGTAGCCAATATTCCATAGGAGCAGGAACGTGAAAAAATTCCTTACACCACAGGTTAGAACTTTCGTCTACGGCGCTACAGCTGCGCTTCTGAGCGTAGCGACAGTCCAGGGCTGGATAAGCGACGACCTAGCTAAGTCAATCGAAACCAATATTCCGACTATTGTCGGAGCTTTAGCGTCTATCGTGGCAGCTGCCAACGTGAAACAGCCCGCTAAGGTAGAAGTCCCTGTAGTTGCTGACCGTATCGACGTAGTCGCAGCTCCTACCGTAACCCACGTCGCCCAGGCTGGCGCGACTGAACTTCCCCTGTAATGGATAACGGGCAGACCGCGGCTGTTATTACGCTTCGGGAAGTATACGACGCTGTGGTAGGTCTCAAAGTAGAGCTGGACGGTATTCCAAAGATAGCCGCCGACCACGAAAACCGAATTCGCGACTTAGAGCGAAAAGTGTGGTCTTACAGTAGTCTGGCGGCTATCGGTGGCGCAGCTTTAGCGCAGATAGTTAGCTATCTTCTGCGGTAAGTTCTTTACCTTTAGCTGTGATAGCGTCCAGGACGGCTTTAGGCGCGTTCTCAGACTTAGCTAACGCATAGAGCCCGCGGGCTCCGTTAGCGTCTTCCAGCTTCGCTATTTCTTCAGGCCAGTTTATGAGTGGCTTATCCCACGCTTCTGTAACGGCGGCTGTAGTTGCTTTATTAGGTGGAGTTACTCCGCGTTCTACCTTGCCCATTTCTTCACGACTAGCACGCTTCGAACCGTGTAAAGCCATATTAGCCAGGGCTCGACCAATAGCCGACGTTTCACAGTTCTCCAGGGCGCTAGTCTTATTAGCTCCGTAACCGCCGTCCACTTCGAACGCGTAACCCGTAGCCTTCGGCAAGCCTAGACGGTGGTCTTCCTGTGTCGTATAAAGACGTGCCTTGACGACCCACAGGCCGCGCTCACGTTCTTCCTTAGTCGTCATATTCTCAGTAACGATACGACCGTCTTCGTAGAGCGTGTAGAACTTCTTAATTCGAGTCTCTACCAGCTCATAATCTGCCAGGTTAAAGTTAGCCATTCTGTCCTTCTTTCTAGTTAGTCCCTGTCTACGACTATTACACAGTCACAAACGGGAGTAGGTCCAATAATGTCACGAACCTGGTCCAGGCTCAACGACATCATTCGTTTATATATTTCGTGTCCTTCACATAACTTGATAATCACAAATAGAAGTGTATAGTCCACTACAGACAAAAAGAAGCCCCGCCTGGAACTCAACTCACAGGCGGGGCAGGTAACTAATGTTGAAGGACAGTTAGCTGTTACTAAGTATAGTGGCAGCGGCGGACTTTCACCACAATATCTAGGAGTAAAGCCCGTGTTTGACGATATGCCTACACACCCAGACTTCAGCGAGAAATCAGCCTGGACACCTGACCAATACGCCGAAGTATTCCAGCTGACGGAAGCGGACCGTAAACTTCTAGCGCAGCAATTCCCAGACCAATGGGCAGAACCGTCGTTCTACGACACGCGGGAGCTGCTAGAAGCCGACCCGAACGAAACTCTAGCGACCAGCTTCCTGAGACGCTCAGACGGGATACACGCCATATATCCAGGCTGCCACACAGCCATATACGGCGAACCAGGCTCAGGTAAAACAATGCTGGCTAAATACGCCACAGCCCAGGCACTAAAAGACGGATACAAAGTCGCACATATAGACATAGACGACAACCGTAAAGAAATCGTCGCCCACGACGTCCACAAATTCGGGGCAACAGCCGACGAAATGATAGCCCGCTGGAAACTATCCCAGCCAGACAGCTTAGAACGCTTAGACGCGCTCTGGGAACGTCTCACAAACGACGGCTTCGACCTAGTCATAATCGACTCTATGGCTTCCCTGGAAGGCCTTACAGCTGCCGACGCCAACACGGGCCTGGACTTCGTACAACGTATCTACCTTCCCTACGTTAAACGCCTAATGAACGCCAATATCGCGGTAATTAGTATCGACCACACAGGCAAAGACAAAGACCGCCGCGGAGCTATGGGCTCAACCCAGAAACTAGCGAAGTCAGACCTGGCCTTACACGTCGTCGTACCAGAGTCCGGCGAAGGACTCACACCTGGCGAATTAGGCCACGTCGCTATCTACGTCGATAAAGACCGCTACGGCGTCACGAAAGCAAACAGCCAACTACGCGAATACGCTAAAGGCCATATGCGCAGCCTATTCGGTACGTTCACTATCCCAGGCACGGGCTTACAGGACGCCACCATAACCAGCCCTAAACAGGACGTACCAAACAAAGTTCGCTACGACTTCCGCTAATCAGAAATAAAAGGCGTGTCGGACTTGACAAGGCCACCAGAAAATAGAGAAGGTGGTTAAGTCAAAGTCTCTAACCTAATCTTCTCCCTTCCGGCGGCGGTAAGACCGCCGGAAAAGGGAAGATAGGAAAGGGAAGTAACTCTATATCGAAAGAAGGACAAAATGGCACTACTAAAAATTGAGTCAGGCACCGTAAAAAGACACGTCGGCAGCCGTGGCGCTTTCGTCGTCGAAGAACAGGTAACACTCCCAGACGGTCGCAGCTTCCCAAAGGCGTACACCGTATGGGCTGAAGGTGAACCGCCAGCTGTAGGCGCAATCGTCGCCGTTACCGGAGTATTCTCCGCTAAGACACGCGAATACCCAGCACCCAGCGGAATGAAAACCGCCGTAGACATCTCACTAAATGAGCCAGAAGTAACAACACTTCACGCTGTAGCTCAACCCGCACAGTCTGAAGAACTACCGTTCTAATGACTCCAGAAGCGTGGGTAGGTCTAGCTATTATCACAGTAGCAACGCTCCTAGTCCTAACCTTTATCGGACTATTAACAACTATTTAGACAGGAAAAGAAACAATGACTGAAACAAAGAAGCTAACTCCAGCACAGAAACTAAAGCTGGCAGAGGCAGAAATCGTAAAGCTTAAGGAACTTATCTTCAAGCAGACCGAAGAACACGCCCGCGAACTATCCACCCGTGTAGCAGAAGCACAGAACACTACCTACACGCTTGGATACGACGAAGGCTTCCGCGACGCTACCAATATCGCAGCTGCTCAGAAAGCAGACGCCGGTATCGCCCGCTTCTTCCGAAAGTAAACTGTAATGCTTCGCGTATGGATACCAGGCCACCCGAAACCGCAAGGCTCCAAGATAGCTGGACGGCGTAAAGACGGCACAGTATTTATGCGCGAAGCAAACAGTAAAGCCAGGCCCTGGCGTAACGTCGTTATCGAAGCGTTATCTAAAGAAGCACCGGACACACTAGAAGGCCCAGTCAGAGTATCGGCTAACTTCTATATGCCAATGCTGAAGAACCCTATTCCTTACCCTGTGACACGCTCCAGCTACGACGTAGATAAGCTCGCAAGAAATATCTTGGACGCCTTGACGATAGCCAAAATAGTTGGCGACGACAGCCAGGTAGTAACACTCATAGCAACTAAAGAATACTCAGAACGACCAGGGGTAACGATAACCGTAGAACCCTACAAAGAATTCCTAGACCGCTTCTGGGAATAACAACAAGAATGAAGGACATAATGCTAAAGAACACTATTCGCTGGACCGTAGCAATAACACTAATCGCAGCCACAACCGGATACGCAATTGGCGGTATCTGGATACTATGGGCATATGTCACAGCACCATAAAGACAAGAACTGGTCTAAGTATGTCAAGAAAGCTAGAGCAATACTCAGAGCCCAGCTCCCCTTACCTTGCGTTGAGTGCGGTAGCCCAGTTTATCCAGACGATAGCTGGGACGTGGGACACCTGTTCGCACTCTCAGAAGGCGGAGATATTGGAAGCTACGGCGCGAGTCACCGCAAGTGTAACCGAAGTGCTGGCGGAAAACTTGGCGCGAAGCAAACCAATCAGCGAAAGAAACAGCTAAGACAATGGTAAAGCCCGTTTCTTTTGAAGATGCTAACAACCCCCGCGACGTAGTCAGTCAAACTTTTTCTTTCGGCGGTCGGGAATTCCCTACGCTTGAAGAATTGGCTGTGTTTGCGCGGGAAGACGGCACGAAACCGCTTCACGTTTCAACTTTCGAAGGCTCTGAAAACTTCGCTGAAGAATTCCTGGTCGGCTGTCGTATGTTGGGCTTCGAACCTACTCCGCAGCAATGGAAGTTAGCGTCGGCGTTGAACGCGTGGGACCAGGAGCGTGAACGTCCTGCCCAGCGTACGGTAGGTATCTGTGTACCGCGTCGTGCGGGTAAGACGACGGCGCTTCTGGCTATTGCGGTCGGCAGGTGTGCTGTACGTCCTGGCTATACGGTGCTGTTTACGGCTCAGAGTGGTACGAAGGCGTCGGCGCGTTTCTTGGAAATGGCTCGCACGCTTGAAAGGAAGGAGCCAGACCCTGATAAGCGGGGCTTCCGCATTATGCGCGGTGCCGGTAATCAGAACCTGACGTTCTATAACGGCTCCCTATTCCAGGTATTGCCACCGAAGCCTGACGCTTTCCGCGGCGATAGTGGCGACCTTATCCTGTTGGACGAAGCGCAGGAACACACGGCGGACGTATCGGCTGAGCTGTTAGGTGCTATCTTGCCGACAATGGATACGCGCCCAGGCGCTCAGCTAGTGGTAGCCGGTACCGCGGGGGAGCGTCGCAGCGGTATCTTCTGGGACACTCTCCAGGAAGGACGCCAGGCTTTACCGCGTACGGGTATCGTCGAATTCGCAGCGCCGGACAATACGACAGAGGAAGAAGCGGAGAACCCAGAGCTGTGGGCCGCGACTCACCCAGGTATTGGCACGCTTACAGACCTGGAAACTATCGGTAACAACTTCCAGAAGCTACCTAGACCTAACTTCTTGCGCGAATATCTGGGCATATGGCCGGAAGATTACAGCCAGTCCGCTATCGACCAGGACGCTTGGAAAGCTTGCGCGACAGACTTTAGTAGTAAACCTGATAAGTTTGCGCTGGCTTTCGACGTGTCTGTAGACGGTAGCGTGGCCTGTATCGCTGCGGCGTGGCGTGAAAACGACCAGGCTTACGTCGAAATCATAGACCACAAACTAGGTACAGATTGGCTAGTACCGCGCATAAATGAGTTGGCCCGTAAGTACCGTATACCTATCGCACACGACAGCGTTGGCTCTGTACTGGTAGAAGTAGCAGCGTTACAGAAGCTTAGGCCACGCCCAAACTTACAGCCATTAGGGTACCGCGACCTAGCGCCTGGTTGTGCTGCCATTATGAAGGAGATAAACGGGCGAACCTTACGCCACTTCGACCAGCCTTCCCTAAACGAAGCGGCTTCTAAAGTCGTGAAACGACCACTAGGAGACAACGGCTGGGCTTGGGGACGCCGTGCCAGCGGTGGGGATATCACACCTTTAGCAGCTGCCACGTTTGCGCTTAGGGCTTTCGACAATATGAAAACGCCGCAGAAAATGGTTATCGTATCTTCGGCTACTAAGTAAAAGCGTGGTAAGATACGGCTGTGGGTATTCGTAACGCATTACGACTTATCGAGTCGGGCGACCAGCTGAAGAACGTAACCGCTATGCCTAATAGCGGTATTGTGTCACCGTGGGCGACAGGCCAACTGTCGCAGGTTGTCTGGTCTGATATCTTCGGCGTCGAAGCTAACACTATTAGCCGTAAAGAAGCTATGACTATCCCAGCGGTCGCTAAAGCCCGCCAAATTCTTACTTCGACTATTGCTAAATATCCTTTAGTAGCGTTGGAAGGTGCCGACGACGTCACCAGTAACCACGCCTGGCTACAGGCTACAGACGGGGAAGTATCTCCCTGGCACCGTATGGCGTGGACTATTGACGACTTAATCTTCTTCGGCTGGTCTCTATGGGGTGTAGAGCGCGACGCTAGCGGTGAAATTATCAAGGCTGACCGTTGTCCTATCGAGCGTTGGAAGATAGACCCAGACGGTGCTATCCGTATCGACGACGTGGTAGCCGAAGAAGGCTCCGTAATTCTTATCCCTGGACCGTTCGAAGGACTCCTAGCGGTAGGCTCTCGCACGCTTAAGGGCGGTGCGAAACTAGAAGCGTCGTGGGTCGGAAAAGCTACCAACCCTATTCCAGCTATCGAGCTACACGCGACCACCGACGACCCCTTAGAAATCGACGAAGTCCAGGCCCTAGTACAGGCGTGGGCGGACGCCCGTTCAGACGTGAACGGCGCTATCGCTTTCACGCCACACAACGTACAGGCAATCGCTCACGGCTCCGCAGAGCCCAGCCTACTTATCGAAGGCCGTAACTTCCTTCGTATTGACGTCGGCGCTTTCTTGGGTATCCCAGCTGCGCTTATGGACGCGTCACTTTCGACCGCTTCGCTGACCTATTCCACCCAGGAAGGCCAGCGAAATGAGTTCGCAGACTTCACACTTCCCTACTGGCTAGAGCCTATCCAGCAGCGCCTAAGCCTGGACGACGTCGTACCTAGCGGACAGCGCGTACGTTTCGACCTTACAGACCTGTTTACTAACCCACCCACAGCAACCAGCCCAGAGGTATTGGACTAATGACAGACGTAAAAATCGAAGCCGGTAGCCTTTACGCTAACCAGGAAGACCGCGTCGTAACCGGCCTACTCCTTCCCTATGGGGAAATCGGAAAGACTAACCTGGGACGCTTCGCTATCGAAGCTTCTTCAATCATTATCCCTAACGACCCAGACGTCGTAACCCTGAACGTACAGCACGACCACGAAGAACCCGTAGGCCGCGCTATTGAACTTACAGACACGCCCGCCGGTATTGTTGGCACTTTCAAAGTAGCTAACACTCCAGAAGGCGACACAGTCCTGGCGGAAATCGCAGAGGGGACACGCTCCAAGCTGTCCGCAGAAGTGAAGAACGTCGTAATTCGTGCCGGTAAAGCTGTCGGCGGTGTCCTATTCGGTGCCGCCGTGGTAGAACAGGGCGCGTTTCCTTCCGCTGGTCTCTATGCTGAGCTAGCGGAAGACACCGAAGAAGGAGAAGAAAACGTGTCCGAAGATACTCTAGAGGCCACAATCTTAGACGTTGTCCCAGACCCTGAAGGCAACGTAGAAGAAATCGTCGTAGACGACTTGCCTGAACAGGTAATCGTAGACGTCGTAAACCCAGCGGACGGCTCAGTCGAACAGACTGTATTCGTCCCTGAAACCCAACCCAACACACAACAAGGAGATAACCCTATGGGCGCAGCAACCGCACCCGAAACGCTCCAGGCTGCTAAGTCTGTGCCTGTTAGCGAGTCACTCTCTACCGTCGTTAGCCAGCTCGCAAGTGCTGCTAAGTCCGGTAGCCGTTCACTATTCGCAGAAATCGCTCAGCGTGAAGACGCTCGCGCCGTTACTTCGCTGTTCGCAGCACTTTCGGACGTAGAGTACGACAGCGTTGGCTCTGCCGGTATCAACACTCACCAGCCCCAATGGTTGGGCGAGCTGTGGACCGGACGTACCTACGAGCGTAAGTTCATTCCACTTATCAGCTCTGGTACTATGACCGCTCTGACTATGAACGCTTGGCGTTGGACCACTAAGCCAGCTGTATCGGCTTGGGACGGTAACAAGGCCGCTGTACCTTCGAACGCTCCAGCTACTGAGTCTTTCGAAGTTACCGGCGTTCGCTACGCTGGCGCTCACGACTGGGCTCGCGAATTTCGCGACTTCGGGCGTACTGACGTTATCGAGTCAGCTCTGCGCGGTATGGTCGAGTCTTACGCAAAGGTTACAGACCTGGCAACTATTAACGTACTGAAGACCGGCGCTACTGACGTCGTCGCTTCCGGTACCGGCGCTTGGGACCGCATTATGGACGGTGTAGAAGCTATCCTTCCCACCGCTGTACCTACGTTCGCGGTTATCGCAACTGACCTTTACCGCGACCTGCTCCTTACCACTAACAACGACGCTCTGGCCTACTTGAACGCTGGCTTGGGTCTCGAAGGTGGTACTGCTGCCGGCTTCTCAATCGTACCTAGCGACCAGCTCACCGCTGGAACCGTCCTGGTAGGAGCCCGCGAAGCTGCTATTTCGTTCGAACTCTCCGGCGCACCTATCCGCGTCGAAGCTGAGAACGTAGCACAGGGTGGCTTCGATATGGGTCTGTTCGGATACCACGCCGCAGCTGTCGTAAACGCAGACGCTCTGGCTCTGGTAGCTCCCGCAGCCTAACCAAACTAGTGGGCGGGGTAGTCCTACCCCTGCGGTTGCCCCGCTCACTAACCCCTACTAACGAAAGAAACGAAAGTGGCAATTCTTCCAGTAATTGACTTAGGCGCTCTCTGGGTCGGAGACGTGCCACTTTCCCCTACCCGCGCCGACTTCGTAGACGAAACAGGAACAGCCGTACAAATTAGCGATTACGCTTCCTGGTCTGCTTATATGCTTTCGCCCGTCGGAGAAGTTCTAGGAACTCTAACCGGCTCAGAACACGGGCAGCACCTAGAATTTACCTGGCCTACTACCACCATTCTGGAAACGCCAGGCGTACACACTATCGTTGTAACCTTCTTCGACACACCTGGAAACGTAGAAGTACAATGCGAGCCCTGGAAGTTTATCGTCCAAGATATCGACGGCTGGCTGTCACTTGAACAGGCCCGCGCACAATGGGCAGACGCTCCACTAGACGACGTCTTCCTATTCCAGCTTCTGGACACCGCTAAAGAACAATGCGTAGCGTACGCTCCAGCTCTCCTGGTCGGCGCACCTGTACCAGCCCGTTATATCCAGGCACAGCTTACCCAGGCCCGCGCTCTCTACCAGTCCACTATCGCTAACCAGGCCGATAACGTAGGTATCGAAGGCTTTACAGTTCGCGTATTCCCGCTCGACTTCACTATCCGCGCTATGCTCCGGCCTAAAAAGGCTATCGGGGGTATGTTCTAGTGTCTATTCGCTCAGACCTGGCAGCTGCTCTAAAGCCACTTCTTCCAGCGCGTACAAAGATTATCGACACGCCTAGAAGTATCGACGGCCTAGAGTCGAAAACGCCCGTCGTAATGGTGTACAGGGAGACCCTAGCTAAGGCTCCTAACGCTATGGGAACCTATTTCAACACTTTCGCGTTATGGATAATCAGCCCAGGAGTAGACCCTGTACGCGCTGAAAACGCACTAGACGACCTTCTGGACGACGTCGTCGTAGCACTAGACCAGGTAAGTTGGCTTAACTGGACGACCGCCGAACGGTCTGTATTCGGGGACAACCAAGCTCCCGCGTACAAAGTAAACCTAACCGTAATTGGGAACAAAGGATAAACAATAATGGCACAGATTAACGTACAGCCACTCTACCTAAAGGACGTAATTCTTACAGTAGACGGCGACACCTACGAAAAGCACGTTTCAGGTGTAACGATTACCCCTACCGTAGCTACCGCTACTTTCAAGGGACTTGACAGCGCAGCTGTATTTACCCAGGCTTCTTCCGCTTCGTGGATGGTAGACCTGACCTACGTTCAGGACTGGGAAACCGCAGACAGCCTGTCCGCTTACCTGTTCAACAACGCAGGAAGCGAAATTACCCTTTCGTTCAAGCCTGAGTCTGGCTCCGGTGGAACTTTCAGCGCAACCGTAATCGTTGTGCCTGGCTCAATCGGTGGACAGGTAGACAGCTACGCTACTAGCACCGTTTCGCTGCCAGTACAGGGACAGCCCACCTACACGCCAGCCGTCTAGTCTTCTAGTCGTGTGCGGTCGTGCTATCTGTAAAAGGCTCTAAACAGCTCCAGGCTGTAGTCTTAGCGCTCAAAACAACAGAGCCTAAGCTGCGCCCAGAAATGTACGCCCGCACACGCTCTAAGATATTGCCAGACTGGACGACTGGTATACAGGAAAAGATAAACGCCCAGCCCTATAGCAAAGTAAACACGGCCCTAATGAAAGGCCAACGCGTCGCTGTAGGAACCCAGGGCGTTAGTGTCCTGGCTGCTCAATCGTCTAAGGCTGTACGTCCAGGCTCCACACTCAACCCACGCGAAAACTGGGCAGCTGCCGAATTCGGTACAAAGCCCAGGGAAGCGCTTATTCGTGGGCGTCGTGGCAGCACACAATACGCCTACCGGCGTAAAATTATGACAGGCTTCCTGCCGAATAACCGTAAAGGAAAATTCGCGTTCAGAGTCGCCGAAGAAATTGTTAGCCGTTCTGTAGCTATGTGGGTACAGACGGTAGTCCAGGTTATTAGCGAAGCTGTCGAAGAAGGAGAAAAGACCAATGGCTAAAGGAATATCTATAAACTTCCTAGCCGACGTTAGGGACTTTCTCAAAGGCACGAAGAACGTAGAAGACCAGCTGGACGACGTCGCCGACAGTCTCGACGTAGTAGCTAAAGAAGGCGAACAGTCTACCGAAAAGCTAGAAGACGGCTTTAGAGAACTAGCTAAGGCAGCTAAAAAGTCCGGCGACGATATCGGCGACGGTATGAAAAAAGGCTTCAAGGAAGCCAGCGAAGGCGCGGACGCGCTTTCAGAAAACACAAAATCTAACGCTAAAGAAGTAGCCGCGTCGTTCGACGGCTCTATCGAGTCAATCGCTGACGGCTTCCAGGGCTTAGCTGCGGAAGCTTTCGAAGGCTTCGGCCCTGCCGGTCTAGCCGCCGGTGCCTTAGTAGCTGCCGGTATCGGTTTAGCTACCGCAGAAATCCAACGTAACGAAGAAGCCGCAAAGCTAGCTAAAGAACGTACTATCGAGCTAGGCCAGGCGTTTATCGAGTCCGGCGCTGGCGTCGCTGGCCTTGAAAGCTTCAATGAGCAGCTAAAGCTCATTATTTCTAACGCTGACGACGCTCCTAAGAAACTGGAAGAAATCCAGAAACTAGCTAAGGACTTCCCAGACCTAGCGGACGATATTTCTACTATGGCGGTAGCGTTCGCAGGTAACGAAGACGCTACTAAGGCAATGATTAAACAGCTTGAAGAAGCTGCTAAAGCCGAACGTGCCTACGCTGACAACGTCGCAGAAGGTGACACCTACCACGAAAGCCGCGCCCAGACCCTAGAAAAGGAAAAAGCGAAACTAGAGCAGGTACAGAAAGCTACTGAAGACGCTGCTAAAATTGAACAGGAATGGCTAGCTTCTGGCGGTGCTGAGTCACAGGCTAAAGCGGACGCTATCGGAGTAATAAACGCAGCCTACGACGAAGCCGTCTACGCTGTAGACAACTTTAAGAACGCTGAAACAGGTATTTACGACCTGGACGCGTACGCTCAATCTATTCGCGACCGTGAACAGCTCCTAAAGGAATACCAGTCGTCACTAGCAGAGTCCGGCCTGACCACAGAGCAGAAGGCAGCTCTAAACGAAATGGGTGTAGAGCAAGCTAACGCTATTCTGAAAGGCTTGAAAGACCCAGCCGTAAGCGACGAAACTAAGAAGACCATTAAGAACGGTCTAAAGACAGCTTCACAAGAAGGCTCCGGCGTCGCTAAAAAGGAAATCGAAGACGCCTTTAAAAAGCCTGTAGACGCCACGGTAAAAGTTAAAGCCGATACGTCTTCAGCACAGTCAGACCTTGATAACCTTATAAAGGCCAGAACCGCCGTAATTAGGGTGGACTTCCAGGACCGTTTCGGAAAGCGGGTTTACTAATGGCATATACACAGCCACTAATCACTTCAGACGTCGGCGACTTCAGCCCTTACCTGCGACTGACAGCAACCCAGCAAATAGACAGCCGTAATACTATCCACGAATTGCTAGGCGGTGGCGTCGCTGTAACCTTCGGCGGGGACTCTCCAGCCACGACCACGCTCGAAATGCTGTTTACCAGCGAAGCCGACAGTCTCGACGCATATACGAAACTAAACACAGGCCACGTCTTCCAGCTAACTGACTACTCAAAGACCAGTACTTCTATGTACTTCGTCGTAGCTGGCTCTATAAACCGCGAATACTTGACAGACACAGAAGACACCTGGCTTATAAACGTAGACGTACAGGAAGTCACTCCCTAATGGCTCTACTGTCTAAACACTATGCGCTCCTGGACTTCAACCCAGGAAACCCAGCTTCTGTCCCTGTAGAACCTATCAGCGTAGACGTCCAGGTAGACGAAACTTGGTCGCCTTACGTTCGCGCTACCGTCGTAGTGCCTACTAACGCTATGCCTTACAGCCCAGACCCACGCTATGCGCTGTTTCTGGGCCTTCGTCTTCAGCAAGACTTCGGCGACCTTATTTATAACAAAGAGATAACGGCGGACTATGCCGGAGACGTATCCAACATAACCGCAGCTTTCGGCGGAGACGTTTCAGATATTACCCGCGCCTACTCTAAGCCCTGGAATATCTTCGAACAGGCCTTACCTATTTCGACAGTAACAGCTGCCTACGGTGGCGACGTTTCGAACCTTACCGCAGCGGACCTTATGGAAGTCTGGAGAATGTCCGACTTCCTACACAGTTCTGGCACGTTCAACCCTGCCCCGTCTACTATTTTCGACGGGTATCTAATGCTGCGCTCCGTAACAAAAAACTACCTAAACGGAGAAACCACACTAGAACTAACTAGCCACGAAGCTATCCTTCAGGACTCAATCGGATACCCTTCCGACCTAATCTTTACCTATACCAGCCTACGCGCAATTATTAACCAAATATTGGCTGAAACAATAGGCGTATTTACACAACTACAGCCAGGCCCAGCGGACTACACTTACAGCCCAGCTTACGGCGTGAACTGGAGACCAGAACAAACAGCTTGGGACTACCTAAACGCTCTAGTAACCGCAGCTAACCTAGTCCTGTATTGTGACGAAAAAGGCGACTGGTACCTGGACTATGCCTACTCTACGACCGGCGACCTGTACCTAAAAGACGACGACAATATAACTACACTAACTAGCCGTATAGACCGAAACAGCGAACAATTCTTCGACTACGCAATAGTCGAATATCGTTATGGCGGTATGCCTTCTTATAAATCTTTCGGAGTTTCCGGCTTCCCTATTTCAAAAGACCGCTATTTCCTTATCGAAAACGTACAGGACCCAGGCGGAAACCCTGCCCAGGCTATGGTGTGGAGAGCTGTCACCCGTGGCGAAACTTACGAAATAGAAGCTATTAGCAACTATGACGCACGACCACGCCAGGAAATGACTATCGACGTTACTGGCGAAGCAATAAAAACGGCTATCGTTCAATCTATTCGGTGGTCGCTCCCGTCCGCTAGAATGTCAGTAGACATTCGCGATTTACAGGAAGTAATCTAATGGCAACAGGCGCACCAGACAGTAACGGTATCTGGATATATGGCGAAGACGACAGCGAAGCGACGTTTAGCGCACTTCTAAACAAGCTGGGTACTTCTGCCAGCTCTGCGCTTACTACGAAGCTAAACGCGCTTCCTGGAAAAGTGCTAAAAATTTCTAGTATGACAACTAACACCCAGGTAAATTCTACCTCTGGGACGCCCATTTCTTCCGGTGTAAGTATCGCTTACACGCCAGTATCTTCTACTTCTAAAATCATTATTCTGGCTTCAGTAAACGGCGTAGGTAAAAACGGCGGCTCAGCACTTTCAACCGGTGCGCAATTCTATTTATATAAAAATTCTACAAATTTACAGACTTTAGGCG